ATTGGCGTGAAATCATTGACGCAAACAATCAAAAACCACCCATGTGGCTGCGCGTAAACTCACAAAAAAACAGCGCAGAAAATTACCGCACATTGTTGGCAGAAGCAGGTATTTCGGCAGAAACCTGTGAGCATCCTCATGCCTTGCGTTTGGATTCACCGATTGCTGTGCAAAAATTACCGCACTTTGAAGATGGTGCTGTAACGGTGCAAGATTTTAGTGCTCAATGGGCAGCAACTTTGCTTGAGCCAAAAAATGAGGAATGGATCCTCGATCGCCATGATCCGCTGACGCTGCGTTCGGGCAGTCTTGGTGAGGAAAGTCCTGGTGATGGCATCCGTGATCGCCTTCAGAACTGGACGAACCGTTCGGTTCTGGTAGTTCAGCATCTGTCGAGCATCAGCCTTGCCGGTGAAGACATCCTCAGTCATTCCGAGCTGGTTGTACAGCTGGGTAGTGAGCCACTGGATCTGACTCATGAGGTTGTTCTCGGAAGGTCGGTTCAGCTGAGTGATTCGCTCGGCACCGTCGGTGTAGGCGATACCATACTGAGACCCTGCGAGCTGTTCCTCAATTGCCTTTCGCCGTGCCTCGGCCTGCTGCTTCTTCAGCTCTGTCTTGACGACGTACGGAAGCTGAATGATGATGTCCAGCTTACCAGATCCGGACTGCTTATCGATGGCATCCAACAGGTGGAGCTTCTGAGTCAGTCGCTGCAGCGTAGAGTTCGGAGCATTCATCACACTGTACAGAGGATTCTGTACGACCGCAACAAACTCCTTCTCAAGAGTCAGCTGTTCTCGCTGTCCAGTCTGGTCGTTGTAGACCTCGACTCGAACGTGGCGAGGATACCAGTTCAGGATTGTGCCGACTCGCATAGACTTGATGTCGTAGCCCTGAGTCAAGTCTGGGCTGACATCTGTGTCTACTGGAACGATCGCTACAGCGCCTTCCTCGAAGAGCGTGAGTACCAAATCCTGGAAGAATCCCTGACCGGTCTGGTCAATGTTGGCGCTCAGAGACAGGCAGTCATCAAGGTAGCTACGGTAGTAGCTCTTGAGGTTGCCGTTATCGTCAGTCTTGACATGTCGAATTGGAACATTCGATACGTCAATAGCAATCTGGTTATAGATGCTCGTGACGATTGTCTGGTCGCCGACGACAGGTCGGTAATTCAGGTTTGGATTACCGAATGTCCATGAACCATACTCCGGTGTGAAGTTCTTCTTGTCCGGGGATTTTGAAAACGCATTCCATGCGTGAGCTAGTCGATCACTAAGACCCATTTCACCTCCTCGCTCATTCGAATGCCTCCTTGTTGATCTTGTATGCCACGAAGGCATCCATCAGAGCAGCTACTGAGTCGATCTTCTCTTCCGAGCGCTTCTTCAGTAGCTTCCGGTTTCCGTTGGTATCCTCGAGAGTCACGCAGTTCCCCATGGTGAAGGACATGAGTTCCTGGTCGAAGATGAGAAGGCGCTCCGAGGCCAGCTTCTTCAGCTCCCCGAGGGGTACTGATTCTGTCCGGGCTCCCTGAATGACCTTCTCAATACCGTACGGTCCGTTCTCCTGTTCCCATCGAGTTACGAACTCCTTGGCATTGTACGGGTCGAACCCAAACGCCGAGACGTCGTACTTCTGTTCGTCGATGTAGAGGTCCAGATCTTCATAGACCTCCATCATGTCCAGGACGGTGCCCTCCATAACTCGGAGGCTTCCCTCTTGGATGAACTCATCATACTTCTGGCGTAGGGCGCCCGGCAACTTCATGAGCGTCAGCTCAGAGATATATGCCAACGTCTTTACGCCGAAAGCCTGATTCCTAAGCGGGAATAGGAAGGTGAAGGCACAGAAGTCATCACCCTGGGACAGGTCGGCGCCCATGGCACACTGCATGTTCCAGAAGGTGTTCTTCCTGTGCGGGATCGTCTCCTCATATGTGAAGAAGTACGTGTATCCCTCCATGGGGATCCCGAACCTCTTGGCGAGGATGTCGTTTCGAGCAGCAGGGGCTTGTTCCATTCGCTCGACGTCCTGCTGATACCGATCATAAGAGACAGTGATGCCAATGTTCGGCTGGGCTTTCACCCACATAGCAGGATCTGCTACTTCCTTGATGTCGTCAAGGCGGTAGTAGAAGATTGAGATGTGAGGGGCGATGTATTCGCCCTTCAGGATTTTGAGCAACTCCATCTTCATGGTGTCACCCACCGCATTGCGGATGGTTCCCTCGGATGATACGGCCAGAATGACCGGGTCATCGATCTTCGAGGCACCCTGTTCAAGTGCACCGACCACGTCCTCTCGGATGTCGCCGGAAAGCCACTCATCTACTGTACAAACCTTGGGTCGAAGACCCTGCAGCTTGTCGATAGACATAGGTCGAACCTCGAGAAGGGATCCGGTGAGGAAGTTCTCCACACCCTTCTTCGTAGCAACCAGCTTCTGGCGGTTAGCCCTCGCACCAGTTGTATTTTGAATGGATCCCTCAGTCAGGAACTTATACAGCGGACCTCGGGCACGGGTGATTGCGGTCCGGAATGGACCCATCACCTCTTCAGCCTGCTTCATGGTCGGAGCCGTAGCAATCTGATGTGTCGTCGTAGTGTCAATCACCATGAAGTAGTTCTGGATGAGTGACATGTACATCGACTTCGCTGCTCCACGAGCAACGATCAGATACTGCTTGATTGTAAGGCGCTTCTTTACGGTTTTGGTCTCATAGTGACCGCCGACCCCGTCCTCATACGGGACAAAGACCTGGCGATCCTCGAAGTAGTACCAGCCAAGGAGCTGTTCGGCCCAGAGCTTGAAGCTGTCGAGCAAGTGGAGGTCGGCTCCGTCGGACAGCGTGAGCTCATTCTCGCAGTAAGCGATAAAGCCCTCTACAGCCTTGTCGTCATAGTAGTATTCCGGGTTTGCGATGAGAGCATCGATGCGATTCATCTCACATGAGATTTCTTCGCATACCGGAATCTCTCCTCGGACGACTGCATCTCGAAACTGCCCGTAGTATTTTGGTACTGCGGTGTTCGAGAGCATTACTTAGCTGTGCTCCCAGGGTTGCGCGGGTAGCGCTTCTTCTTGGGGGAGGGCTTAGTCTGCTTGTACGACTTCGGCTTCTCGATCTGCTTCGGAGTCTTACTCTTTGGAAGAGCCGGACCCTTTACCTTAGTAGGTCCACCAGTCGACCGATACTCAGCCTTAGCCTCTTCCGCGACAACGGAGGCAGCCTCAGCGGCTTCCTTGGCCTTCTCAGCCGCCTTCTTAAGGGTCTCGGCCGTGGATTTACCGCCCTTCCCAGCGTCGAAGGCATTATCGAATGCAGACTTCATCAGCTTGGTCCCAGCATAGGTCCCAGCCTTCGTCAGAGAGTTCTCGAGGATCGATCGAGTGACTTCACGACCTCGAACCAGGTGGCGATCGGCCTTGAGCTCCCGATAGCGTTTCTCTTGCTCCAGCCGCTTAATTCGAGACTGGAGTTCGGTGTCGCTGATCTTCTTATATCCGCGGTTTGCGAACTTCTTTCGGGCCTTGGCGTCTGCCTTAGCCTGTTTCTTTCCGGCGACTCGCTGGTCATGGGCCTGCTTAGCCTTCTGTACCTTAGCTGCCCCAGTTCGAGCAGTCTTGATAGTCGTCTTGGTGGCGTTGGCGGTGAATCGCCCACTCTTCTGGATGGCCTTGATGGTGGCCTTCCGACCAGCGCTAGCCTTCTTGCGGATGACGCCCCATTTCTGGCCTTTTACACCATGGTGAACGAGGTCTTCTACCTCTGCTTCCCCTCGGTCTGATAGATCAGTCGCCATGCTGCCTCCTCGATCAGCTTCTGGTATGCCGATACCAAGAAGGAGTTCCCCGGTGGGTCGAAGAACAGCTTAACCTTCATGGCGATGTAAGACTTGATTGCTGCTTCATCGTCGATTGAATCAAAGACGGTCCAAGCAGTATCCTTCTCAATCGGGGTATCGCATTTTGGCCCCAATTGTGCGAGATCCATCCGTGCAGTGTTGATGTGCATGAGGATCTGGTCGTCGAAGGCATCATATCCCGGCATGATGCCGATTGCCTTCTTAGTATCTTCAAGAATGGTTCCCATTAGATCCTCCAGGGAGCTTGATCATTCGGTCGACGCTCAACAACTCGTGGTGTCAACCTCGATCGGTCTCCGAAGTGTATCGCGTTGTGGGTATTCTTGGTCGTGGTAATGAGAAACTCTGGCTCGAGGATGTCTGGATTGAATTCCTCGAGATCTTTGGGCTGAATCGGATTCATGTGGTGGATTAGCGGCATGTATCTGATGTCAAGTCCCTCGATCCCGAGGTCACAGGCTTCATCTCGAGCCAGAACAAAGTTCCTGACCTTCTTCCACTCCGTTGAGGTGTAGAATCGTTGGTTCAGGTAACGATCGAAGCCAAACGTGGCTGTACCGACTTGCCCGGTGAGAGCCAGGTAGTCAAACCGCTCCTCAAAGGTCTCGAGGCGCGCCAGTTCAGTATACGTTCGTAACATCTCCCGCTCCAGAGTATGTACGGAAGGCTTCGATGGCTTCTTTGGCAATCTTCTCGGCTTGCTCGGCACTGACAAGCGCCGTCTTCTTCGCCTCGAGGAGTGCTGTTTCGTTCCTCAGTTTCTCTACCTCCAGCTGTTCTCTTGTGGAGGCGAGCTTGAGGTAGTGGTTCACCGTGGTTGCCGGTGCTGTACCCTCCCGAAGCTGCTTCTCAGCAAGCTCAAGCGCCAGATTGATCATTTGCGCTTCGCGTTGCTCTACAGTTCGAGCTGGTTTAGAGGGTGTTGCGGCCCTTTTACCCATAGTTGCTCCTTAGATAGAGGGCGTTTGGGGCCAATTGAGGGCTAGATTCTAGGGCCCGTTGTGAGCGAGACCAGCAGGAAGAAAGGAGCACACAAAAACTTCCTGTGAGCCCTAGAACCTAGTCCCCAATTGGCTTTCCAAATATCCCTCCGGGGAAAATATGGAGGGGGCGGCGATGAGGGTGGGGGGCCTAAATGCGAGACCCCCCTCCCCCGGGTCGACGAAGAAATTTTTATTTTTCAATCATCGATCTCAAAAGTTTGATAGAAATTTGTTCCATCAAGATTGAGAATTCGATCAATTGCATTTTCAATTTCTTCGATTTCAAGTTCTTCACTTAACGAATCGCTTGATGTGCACAGCCTGGCCAGGAGGCCACAGGTACCGTAGCCATGGGCAGTGTCAAAAGCAAACCATTCGTCCCATGAAGTTCTTGGATCGTAAGGATTGTCAGTAGTAGACAGCATCCTAGCCATAGTAGACCTCCTTAGAGAGGCCCTGTGAGAGGGTGTGTACCATGGTGTGGTCAGCCCTCCTCTAGAGCACGGTGAACAGATGTTGTAGAGATTCCCAAAGCTTCAGCAATCTCAGCAGCAGTCTTACCTCTACTACTCATAGCCTTGGCTCTGGACACCATGCTAGACGATACCTTAGGCTGCGACCTAGGTGTAGCCAGTTCCCTTACTACTGATTCATCAGCAAGTTCAAGAACCTTGTTGAGAGCAGCCTGTGAGACAGCACCTTCCTGGATAGCCTGCCACTCTCGAGGAGTGATAGCGAAAGGCTTCTTACCAGCCCCCGTTCTTTGACGGGCCTCGGCTAAAGCCTGGCGCCGGGCTTTCTGGAGACGCTCTTTATCATTGGCAAGAGTTGGATCAGCTTGCTTCTTAGCCCTAATGACTGCGTCAGCTAGGACCTGAGCCTGTCTTTCCCTGGGTTTATTCCGGAGGGCCTCGTTTACTTTGGCCTTGAGGGATTTAACTTCAGGGGCATAGGTCTTTGCGGCCTGGGGGTTCTTTCGAACAGAGGGGATAGCAAGCGTAGCCTTACGGGCTTCGTTAGCCATAGCCTTCAGTTCGTTAGAGTGATTGGCATAGACCGTTTCAATAGCACTCCCATTCTTTGAAACAAGGGAGTATGCATCATGGGTCTCGGCCAACTTAGTGGACTTCTCAGTACGAAGCACAGTCTTACCATGCTTGTCCACATAAGTAGCCCCAGTCTCTTCATAGACCTTGCGTCCAGTCTTCTTGTCAATGGGCCCACCCTTTGAAGCGGACCGGGCTTTTCTTTCAGGAACCCGTTTCTCAGATGAGGCACGGCTGATGAGAGTGGAAGCCCCGGCATTTGCCTTACCCTGGTATTTCTTCTTGAGGGCGGCAATACCGTTGTCAATCTCGGACTGCTTGTAGTTGAGCTTGTGCTTCTCAGCGTCAATCACAACCATGGAGTGCCTAACGGCCCGGGCAATCTCAGCCTGGTTTGCACCACCGATAGTCATATCAGTGATCAGGTTTGAGACCTCACCCATCTTCATCTGCTTCTGCTTAGAAGTCATGGGCGTCATTCCGGGGTAGGCAGGATACATAACCTTGGGATCGAAATCCTTCAGGCCCTTCAGAGCAGGAGAGGTCTTCACCTTTCCGCTATTGTTTGGAATACATAGAACAGAGTCTCCGTCGAAGTCTGCACCAGACAGACGCTCCGCCACCTTAGGGTGGATTCCGATTGCATCCTTAACCTTGGTCCCTATTGCTTTTCTGGCATGGGGGTTTTTGTTGTTGACTGTCAGCTCAGGAATCTCGAATCGTCCACCGTGAGGGTGACGAACAAGAACAACTTTCTCCCCATGTTTGAAGTTGGGGGCGTAAACCTCTGTGGTCTTCATCTTGGGGACTGGAAGGATTACCTGACTGGCCTGCCGAGGTAGAGCTGCCGCCTTAAGATCGACGGCATCGGAGTCAACAGAGTCGGCAAACGACTGAAGCAGCTTCTTCTTGACCGAGGGGTTCGTAAGAGCCATAATCTCTTCGAACTCTGCCCGGCGCTTGTCTCGTACCTTCTGAAGCTGCTGCTTAGCAAGAGAGACGGGCTGCTTCGAAAGGAACTGTGAGCTCAAGGTCTTAGACCAATCACCCCAAGTACCTTCGTCATTAACGATGTTCATCGCAGAGAGCTTCTTCCGACCATTCGAGTCGGTGTAGTGAAGCTGCTTGCGGATTACTGAACCGAATGGGTTCGCCGGGTCACCTGTCTGCTTCTTAAGGGCATCCAGTTTGTTTCCGGTCGGGTTCTTGTTCGTGTTGAACCGGAGATCATATCCCTTGGGGATGTCATCCGAGTACATCGCCATACCCTTGAGATAGTGCGTACCGTCAACACTGATTCGAACCTGGGCATAGTTGGAAGAACCGAGGGAGAGGTCTTTGACTCCACGTCTAACCTCAATGACACCGTCCATATCGGTACCACCCTCGTTTCCATAGCGAACCTTAAGTCGCTTGCTAGAAACTGCAGTGGGCTTCTCGATACCGTATACCGTATGACCCCGGTCCTCAATATTGACCCCGGGGGCCTTAATTTCGCCCCGCTTGGCCAGAACCGTCTTGTAGTCCATGCCTGGAGGTACCAGGACCTTCATTTCAGTCTGCTTGCCGGTCGTCTGCTGAGTAACCTTCACCTTGTGGACGTGATAGCCCTCAGCCTCGAGCATGGCAGTCTTTTTGCCTCGACCAGTTTTATCCGATGG